TTCCCCGGACAAAAGCGGACAAAAATTTCGTACTAGGATTTCCATCGATTCGTCGGTGCAGATTCCAGGTACAGATATGCGTCTATGCTATAGTCCAAATGGTGGATCTTTTGCAGATATAACGAAACATTTCCCTGTAGATCATATGCCTGATTTTCCTTTCACAATGTTGTGGAGGTCAAAAGAAGGTAAGTTTGTACAGGGTACCGGTATGACTACCGCATGTGAAACTACTAATACAGTTGCCGTTTTCCGTGGAGGAAACTACACCAAATTATCTCTTGATACTTTCAAGGGATTGTGCGGTGCAGTACTCATCACGGAAACGAAAGGCAGCGTTATTGGTGGTTTGCACTTGGGTGGTATTGCCGGTACTAAGAAAGGTTGTTATGGTTCTTTTACTCAAGCACAACTTAAAGCAGGTATTGAATCTCTCAAATTGATTGAGGGAGTTTTGTTGACTGGTTCTGGTGGAAATTTCAAGGAGGAAATCCTTGGAGTTAAAATCATGACCAATCAACCATTACATGCTAAGAGTTCACTTAATTACATGCCACACGATTCCCAAGTTGAATACTACGGTTCGTGTGTCGGTATGTCTTCCTATAAATCTGATGTTAAAGTCAGTCTTATTAGTGAGAATATCGAAAAAGTATGTGATGTGCCCAATAAATGGGGTGCACCAAAATTCAATCCTGATTGGTTTGGCTGGCAGAAGTGCCTAAGTGTGGTTAGTAAACCCGCCAAACCTTATCCTCATGCACTGATCGAAATGGCAGTGACTGATTATAAGAAGGATCTCATTGAAGTGATGGAAGCCGTTCCCGCGTGGAAGGAAATGAAACCACTAAGTGAGAAACAAACTCTTTGTGGAGCCCTTGGAAAGAGGTTTATTGATGCTATCAATCTATCTACTTCCATTGGTTTCCCCTTGGGTGGAGCTAAACGTAAACACGTTGTTGAGCTTCCTCCTGAGGAAATGTTTCCTAACAACAGAGAATTTACCCCTGAAATTAAAGAAGAAATTGAACGCTGCCGCGAATTGTATAAATCTGGTAACAGAGCATATGCAATCGCTAAAGCTTGCAAGAAGGACGAGATTTTGCCAGATGATAAGGAAAAGTGTCGCATATTCTACGGAAATGCGATAGCTTTAACCTTTCTCATTAGACAGTATTTTTTGCCAATCATTAGATTTATTCAAATGAATCCACTGGTGGCAGAATGTGCTGTTGGCATAAATAGTCTCAGTCCTGAATGGCAACAATTACACGACTTTATGGTAATGTTTGGTATAATGCAAATATTTGCAGGCGACTATAGTAAGTACGACCAACGTATGACAGCACAATTGATTGCTGCTGCATTACGCATACTTATAGACCTTGCAAGATTATGTAATTATTCTGAAGAGGACATAACCATCATGGAGGCAATGGCAGGAGATCTAGTATTTCCTTTCATTGCCTTCAATGGTGATCTTATTGGCCTTATCGAAGGTACTCATATTAGTGGAAACTCTCTCACTGTCATTCTTAATGGCATTGGAGGAAGTTTGAACTTGCGTTGTTTCTTCTTCACCCTTTATCCAACAAAGGTGTTTAGAAAGAATGTCGCTATGGGCACCTATGGTGATGACAACAAGGGTTCCGTTAATAAATCATGTCCAAAATTTAATATTAAGGCTTTTTCACAATTCCTGGAAGAGTATGGTCAATCTTATACCATGCCTGACAAAGAAAGTGAACTCGTCCCATATATGAATGAGAAAGATGCTGATTTCTTGAAGAGATCTAGTATCTATCATCCAGCATTGGGACAACACGTAGGAGCACTATGTGAAGATTCCATCTTCAAATCGCTGCACAACTATGTGCGCTCGAAAGGATCTCCAATTACGGAGAAACAAGCTTGCGCGCAGAACATTGATACAGCACTTAGAGAATGGTGTTGCCACGGCCCCGACGTGCATGAGCGCAGAAGACAAGACATGCGAAACGTTGCTAACTTGTCCAATGTTGCTCATATGTGTAACATGCTAGACGTAACATACCCAGAGTTTGTTGCTAAATGGCATGAAGACTACGGTCAACAAAATCCAGGTGACGCTGGATCCTAAGGG